GCGCCGGGGCAGAACTCGGTGGCTGAGGATGATCATTTCGAGGCTGAGCAGATCGCGGAGGGCCGGGTGGCGCGACCGTCGGTGTTCTACTTTCACCGCTCGAGGTCGCCGCATTGGGACATGTCCAAGTTTGAGGACCGCTGCCAGGCGATCATCGAAGCCTCGGGGCCTGAGTTGACGTTGCGCACCGACGTCGAGAACCTGGCTTCGCGTTGGGATAAGCCGAAGATCGACAAGGGCTATCTGGACAGGGTGTGGTGCAATTCGTGGGAGCAGCACGAGGCCCACGCTTTCGACCTCACCCGCTGGAAGGGGCTGCGCCGACCGGGTGCCCGTATCAAGCCGGGGGCCATGGTGACGGTGGGGTTCGACGGTTCCCGCAAGTGGGACACCACCGGGTTCGTCGTGACCTGCGTACGGTCGGGTTTGCAGCAGCGTGAGGGGTACTGGTTCCGGCCGGTCGACGCCCCGGCTGAGTGGGAGGTCCCCGAGCTCGAGGTGAATGAGAAGCGTCGGGAACTGTTCCGCCGGTACCGGGTTTTGAAGTTGTACGCCGACCCTGCCTACTGGAATTACACGGTGGGTGATTGGGCGGCTCACGACCCGGATGTGGTGGAGGAGTGGTGGACGAATCAGCCTCGGCGCATGCACAAGATGATGGAACTGTACGCGGACGGGATGATCTCCGGTCAGGTCGGCCACGACTCCGTGCTCGGTGATGAAACATCATATGATGCGGGGGATTTGACCCGCCATGTCGGAAACACGGGCCGGTTTTTCACCACTCTGATCGCGGATCAGGAGCGGGAAACCAGGGTGTGGACGCCGGTGAAGCTGCACCCGACCCGAAAGATCGACTTGGCGGTGGCCGGCGCCCTGTCGTGGCAGGCCCGCCTAGATGTGTTGGACAAGCTGCCGAAACGTAAGGGCAGCATCGGAGTGGTGAGGAGGGGTGGCTTTGGCTGATCTGTACGGCGCTGACTTGAGCTACGCCTACCCGTTCCTCGGTGTCGAGGATGAGCCGACACCGGAGCAGTGGTTCATGTATCTGCAGTCGCGGTTCACGTCGGTGGACCGTAACCAGTACTGCGACCGGCGGGACCGGCCGACGCAGGGAACCCGCTCCACTGTGACCAGGGATCAGTGGCTGGACACCTTGTGGTCCTACTACGAGGGTGATCCGCCGTTGCCGCAGATTTCGTTGGAGTACGCGGAGTTGTTCCGGGAGGTTTTGCGGAGGGCGCGCTGCAACTACGCCCCGATGATCGTCGGGCCGATGGTGGACCGGATGGAGTTGCAGGCGGTCGCCACCGCCCGTGACGACGACACCAACGGTGACGACATCGCAGCGGAGATCATGGAGGAAACCGGCTTCGACGCCATGTTCAAGGATCTGCTGGGGTTCGTGTTCGGGATGGCTGAGGGGTACGGCATGGTGGTGCCCGGCGCCGCCGACGGACCGACGTTGACGGTTGCGGAGGTGGATGGCACCCCGATCCCGATGCTGCACGCCATCGACCCGCGGCGCTGCTACGGCGAACCGGACCCCGACAATCCGACCCGTCTGCGGGCCGCGCTGGTGTACAGTTGCGATCCGCTGACCAGGGCCAGGATCGCGCACATGTTCCTGCCCGGACTCAAGTACGAAGCCCGGCAGAAATACGGCAGCCTGGCATGGAACTTCGTGAACCTTGACCAGCCTGAGGCGGTGCCCGACCTCAACGAGCTCGGCGGTATCCCCATCGTCCGTTTCGATAATTTCCACCACCTCGGCGAATACGAGCCGCACATCGACCTACTGGACCGGCTCATCGACATCACGCTGCGCCGCGACGTCGGAATGTGGTATCAGGCGTTGCGGACCCGCGCTGTCATGGTGGATGAGGAGGAAGACGACTACGACGAAGCCAACTCCATCGTCGCTGACCCGGCCAATCCGCCGAAGACGAAGACGGATTGGAAAGAGCTGAACTTGCAGGCCGGCCCTGGTGCGCTGCTGAAATTCCCTCGGGAAACCGAGCTTTGGGAGTCCGCGCAATCCGACTTCGGGTCGTTCATCAACGGGAAGATCGCCGACGTGCAGGAGTTGGCCAAGGTCACCTCCACCCCCGTCTACCTGTTCACCCCCAACGAGGCCCAAGCTAGCGCGTTGTCGGCGGGTTTGCAGCGTGAGGCGGCCACCTCCAAGATCAAAGACCGGCGCGCCCGCCTGACGCCGCGGCTGCGGCTGCTGTGGCGGATGGCATTCACCATGATCGGGCAGGCCGATCGGGCGCGCCGGCTTAAGTTTCATTGGGGTCCGATCGAATTCGTCACCCTGATCGAATCCGCGGAAGCGTCCAATCAGGCCACCGGCACCCTCTCGACGGAGGACCGTCTGGAGCGGTGTTGGCAGATGACCCCCGATGAGAGGGGCCGCAACATGCAACGCCTGACGGCTGAGCAGTTGGTCGCCCAGGTGACCGCCGCGCCTGCGGCGCCGCAGACGGCCCCGCAGGCGGCGACCCCGCCTGCGGCAGGCGGCAGCAACCAACCCCGTCCGCGGGGCAGGCCGACACCCGGTCCGCAGGCACCGGCGCGTGAAGCCGCAGCCACACCATGACCACACCTGGGCAGCCGACGGGTTCGCAAAGGCTGTCTTATGCTGATGCGCTCACCCTGGCGGCGACTTTGAACACCGCTGCCGTGTCGCCGCAGATCGTCACCTCCACTGTCGGTGGATTGTCGGATCAGGTCGCCGCCGTACGGGACCGGGCGCTGACGTGGGCGGTGCGGATAATCCAAGCGCTGTGGGCCAACACCAACCCATACGACGGTCACTCAGTGGCCGCGTTCGCGGCAGACGCCGGCCGGCGCACCATCACCGCGCAGACCGCAGCGGCCCGGTCGTCGGCCGCGTCGATCGTGCAGGGGTTGGCGGTGATGGGTGTGCACACCCCCGCCACCGCGTCGGATCCCGCCGACGTGCGCCGCTTCGACCCGGTCGACGGGAAACTAGCGGAACGCCCGGACACCAGCCACGTGGACTACACCGGCGCCGATCAAACCACGAAGGTCTATGTTGCCGATGAGGCGACGACCGACCAGATTTTCAACCGGGTCGCCCAAACCTACCGGTACCAGCGCAGCGTCGGCGCCGACCACGACATGGCTGATCGGGCGGCTCAAGCCCGCATTATCACCATGGTCGATGAGAACATTCAACTCGCCGACCGGCTGGCCGCCGCGCAAGTGTTGCAGCAAACCGTCGACCTGGATGTGCCCGGCCCGAAAATCATCGGGTACCGGCGCATCATCCACCCCGAACTGTCCCGCACCGGCACCTGCGGTCTGTGCATCGCCGCGTCCGACCGGCTCTACCACGTCGTTGACCTGCAACCGATACATGCCCGATGCAAATGTGAAACCGCTGCTGTCACAACAGACTTCGACCCGGGCAAGCAGTTGAATGAGGATGACCTGGCCCAGTTGTACCGGGCGGCCAGCGGCATCGGCGGCGACCCCACCACCGCCGCGCCATCCCTGAAAAGGGTGCGTTACCTGATCGACGAGCACGGCGAGCTGGGGCCTGTCCTGGTGCCAAACCGGGCGCACAAGCCGCGCAAAACCGTGCCCACCCAGCCGCGGCGCCGCAAAACCAAGGCAGCGAAGTGATCACCGTCTGCAGCATCAGGGAGATGCTGTACAGGCTAGCCGGGGGCGGTAAGCCCCGTGAGCCTGTCGACATGTCTCAGGTGCAGTGCGGGCATTGCGGCTGGATCGGGGCACCGCAGATGTTCGCGACGCATATGCTGACCTGCGAACTGCACCACTAGAGTTTCCGCCGTTACGGCGGCCCCAGGCCCGTTACGGGCCAACCCCCACCCCTTCCGATATGGGAGCCATCAATGTCCGCACCACTATCCGAGAGCACGCCGTCACCTGACGAAACGCCAGAAGTAGTCATCGAGGAAACCGGTGAGCAGCCAGACGATCCCGGTACGGGATTCCCGGCTAACACGCCGCTGGCCGAGATGACGACCGAGCAGCAACTCGCCTACTTCAAGCACCAAAACCGTCAGGCCGAGAATAAACTCGCCAAGTTCAAGGGTGTTACACCCAAACAGTTCAGCGAGATGCAGACCCGCATCCACGAGCTGGAGAACGCGGCCCTGTCGGCCGACGAGAAGGCGCTGAAGGAAGCAGTCGACCAGGCTAAGGCTGACGCGACCGCGGCCGTCGAGGCGCTGTACCTTCCCCGGCTGCAACTGTCCGACATCCGCGGTATTGCGGCGCCGATCCTCGACGCTGACCAGCTTGAGGGCTGGCTGGGCGGCATCGACCCGAAGCGGTTCGTCGGCGACGACGGCGAAGTCGACTCGGACAAGGTTATGACCAACCTGACCGCCATGTTCGGACGGTCACGTCAACAGCAGATTTCGCCGGTGCGGCAGTGGGGCCAGTACGGAAACAGCGGGACACCCAGCACCCAGCCGGGATCTGGTGGACGCGCTGAAGCGCAACGCCGATTCAACAAAACGTAAGCGGCGCAACACAATCTGATCAGACCAAAAGGAGCACCTCATGACGTCATACGGGGTTCAAACCACCACCTATCAAGTGGAGAACCTGTCCTGGAAAGCGTCCGGCTTCGGCGATGAATATCATCCCGGAATCACGCTGGACATAAGCAAATTCACGGCCGGCACCCACTTCCCGAACGGCTACATCCCGTCCGGATGTGTGCTCGGCAAGGTCACCGCGTCCGGGCTGTACGGCCCTTACAACGATGCGCTGTCCGACGGCACCAACATCGCCGCCGGCCTGCTCATCGCCAGCGTGCGGGTCACCCAACCCAACGGCGCCAACGCGACCCGCGTCTCGTCAGGTCTGCTGATCCGCGGCGACGTGATCCAAGCCAACATGCCGTTCCAAGGCGCCACCATCGGCGCTATCGACGCCAACGGCAAGGCCGATCTGGTGGCCGCCGGCTGCCTGGTTCGGTTCGAGTAGAAGGGACAGAAAATCATGGCACTTTTCTTTGACGGTCCCGTCTCGATCGACGACGCGATCAGCTTCGTGCAACAGGTACCGATCCCGAGCAACAATGCGCTCACGGCGCTGTTCCCGCGACGCGACGTTACCGGCGACGAACTAGACTTCACCCAGATCACGCTGACCAACCGGATCGTGAAGTTCCGGCCGTGGGACGGCAGCTTCAAACCGGTTCCCCGTGACACCGGGCTGGAGAAGCGGGTCAAGATGCCCGCACTGGGTGGCTTCCTGGAGGTCGGCGAATACGAGCGCCGCCAAATCGAATTCGCCAACACAGGCGGCACTTTGACCAGGGCGCTGGTCGACGCGGTCTACAACGACCTCGCCAACCTGACCCGCTACGCCTACAACCGTATCGAGTTGGCGTGGGGCGACCTGCTGACCGACGGGATTCTCACCCTCAACGAGGGCGGCATCAACCAGACCATCGACTACGGTCTGGCCGGCGGGCAGAACGTCACCCCGGCGATCCTGTGGTCATCACCGGCGACCGCTGTCCCGTTGACCAACCTGATCGCCTGGAACGCCGTCTACGCCGCCGCCAACGGCGGTCAGGGGTTCGGCAGGTTCCTCACCACCACCGAGGTGGTCAACTATCTGATCAGCAACACGCAACTGATCAACGCGATCCGCGGATCCGCGGCCGGTGTGACCATGGTGTCGATCGACGAAATCAACAGGCTGTTCCAGGGGTTCGGCCTGCCCACCCTGGAGGTGCCGAGCCTCTCGGCGCAGAACGGCGGCTCGCTGTACAACTCGTCGATGGACGTCGACGGGGTCACCACCCGTGTGCTGGCCGCGAACAAGTTCATCGGCCTGCCAGCGGATCTGGGCACTTTGGGTGTCACGGCGTGGGGCACACCGACCACGTCGATGGACCTGGCGGCGGCCAAGAACGTGCAGGTTCAGGTGGCGCCCGGCCTGGTCGGCATCCTGGACCGCGAATCGGATCCGCCGTACCGCAAGCGAACCTATGTCGACGGTGTGGGTATGCCTGCACTGGTAGACGTTCGGAAACTGTTCGTCGCCACCGTCGCATAGGAGAAGGTTTTATGGCTAAGAAATGCGGTCCCTACGCTGTGCACGTTGTGGATCCCGACACCAACGAGGGTAAATGGTTCTACCCCGGTGACGACATCGACGCCGCGTCGGCGAAACTGATCAGTAACCCTTTGGCGTTCGAGGGCGGTGAGGCCGAACCGATGCAGACGGTCGGCTCCACTGGGCCGCCCCCGGCGCCGGGCACCAAGGGCGCCACCAAAGAGGCGTGGCAGGACTACGCCAACCAGCACCGTGTCCATTTCACTCAGGACATGAGTCCCAAGGAAATCTCCGACGCCTGCGCGGCTGCG